GGGATGGGCGACGGGGGTCGCGTCGACCGACGGCGCAAGCACCTACGACTCGGCACGGATGAGCGCCTTTGAACGTGCAGGGCTTGGCGTCGGCGTACTTTACACCGGCTCATATCTTGCCATGTCCGGCGCTACGACCACCACGCTCACCATCGCCGACGGCTCAGCGATTGTCGGCGGGTACTTCTATGAGTCCAATGGGAACGTCACCATATCGACGTCAACACTTGGCTCCGGCACGTTTACCATTCTCATCATCGCCAACACCGCCGCTGGCTCACAGACCGTCACGGCGAACGGCGCAGGCACAACGACGGTACTCGCCGCAACGACTCGCATCGCCTTGGTGACGGCGGGGCAACTCTCCACCATCACGACGTCGGTCACGGCGACCAACCTCGTGACACTGGGCACGGTCACGACATCGGCAGGGACAATCACTGCTATCACGCCGTACTATCCCTATGCGACATCACGGCAGCAGCCATCGTCACAATACGCCTATGCCGCCGGTGGTGTGGTGTCAATGCCCAGCGCCTCGACGTACTATGGCATCACTTCCTACGCCGTGGGGACGTCGTCTGCCGATGGTACGATTACGGTGTCGACGTCGACCGGCGCTATTACGATTTATCAATCGGGGCTCTACGAGTTCAACTTCCAAATCAGCTATGACGCCAACTTGACCGGCACACGGTCGGCGCTCATTCTGTACCTTGGCGCAAACTTCCCCAACGTCACCGCTGCCCTCAGTGGCGCAGTGTCGTATCGCAGTAACGTCATTGTCCCTATCACCGTAACCACTGGGTCAAGCAACGTCTACTACTTACAGGGCTGGGCAAGCGTCGCCGCACGAAGCATCACCGACTCACAAATCACCGTCGTCAGGTTATAGCATGGCACCAGAGTACGCAATCTATGTCTATACGGCGGGTGGGACGTTGTCAGCAATCTGTACCGACTTCCTCGCCGTCGCCGTCAATCGCACCGTGAATAGCGTCGACATTGCCCAGTTCGACGTCAATGCGGTGTCGACCACGGCGCCCTTCGTGGTGTACGGGGCGATTGTCGAAGTGTATCGCCAAGACATCGCCAACGGCATTGGCTCGACAAGGGAGTTCGCCGGAACCGTGCGGGCAATTACGACAAGCTACGGACAGACGACGGCCATCACGGCGCAGGCCGTGGGCACCAATGCCATCCTCAGCGACCGCATCGTGGCGTACAAGTCAGGCGTCGCCAACCGTAGCCAGTTCACCGCAGTCGTCGCCGAGACGGTGATGAAGACGTTGTACAACTTCAATCTGTCAACGTCGGCAACGACGGCCAATGGGAGGCTCCTCGACGGACGACTCACCGGCGCAACGGTGGCGACGTCGGGCGGACTGGGCAATGCGACGTCAATCTCATGCAGTGGCAAGAACTTGCTCAGTACACTCCAAGAAATCCAGCTTACCGCTGGCGGTGACTTTGCCCTTATCTACACCGCACCGGCGACGTGGACGTTTACGTGGTACACCGGGCAACTTGGCATTGACCGTAGTGCGAGCGTCATCTTGTCCGTAGAGACCGGCACCATTGCAAAGCTCGTCCTACGTACCAACCGTATCACCGACACGACAGCGGTGGTGGTGGCTGGGCAGGGCGAAGGATCGGCACGGGCAATCGTGACGCGTCCTGCGTCGCTACCGACGGGGCTCGACCTGCGTGAAGACTGGGTCGACGCACGGAACCAAAAGACCACCGCAGAATATCAACAGCTCGGCGACATCGCCCTCCGCAGTGCAGTACGTAGTCGAGTCACCCTGCAAACCGAAGTCTTACAAAACGCCGCACTGCGCTACGGCAGGGATTACTACTTGGGCGACTTAGTGACCGTCTACGCCTACGCAGCGGGCAACATCACGCAGAAGGTGCAAAGTGTTGCGCTAAGCATGAGCGCAGCTGGAGCGGAGAGTGTCAATGTCGGACTTATATCAAACTAGCGCCGAGCTACGGGCAGGCGTCGCCGACCTCGCCCGCCAAGAGCGACCCGGTGCGGCGTTAACGTTGACCCGGTCGGCAAGCCTCGCCATCACGACGGCAGGCACGCTGGTCACATGGCAGACCGAAACACGCAACCAAGGCTTCACGTGGGCGACGACGGATATCACGATGCCAACGTCGGGATATTACGCCGTACAGACGTTTTTGCAGACGTCCAACAACGTCACCTTCTTTACCCAGCGGGTCGTCAACGGAACAAACATCGGATACTTCGGCCAATCTTGGACAGCTACCAATTATCACGTCGCTACCATGGTCAGGTACTTTGTAACCGGTGACGTGTTGCAGATTCGCGTGATCCCTTCAGCCAATGGTAACCTCACCGTCGTTGCGGAAAACAGCACAGCCGAAGCACCACTCTTGCATATCACCCAGCTTACTGGAGCAATCTAATGCCAACCATTAACCGTATCTACGACCCCGAAGCGATTCGCATTGCCTACTACGATGACTACGGCGTCGAGTACCCACAGCCCCCAGAGGGCGATGAAGTCATCGACGCACCCTACACCTACGACGAAGCGATGACGGCGTTACGGACTGAGCGAGACCGTCGTCTGCTGTCATGCGACTGGACACAACTTCCCGACGTGCCACTCAGTCAGACGCAGGTCGCACAGTGGCGCACGTACCGCAAAGCCTTGCGAGACACACCGGAAGCGGTGCAGGCACAAGGCTGGGACGGTGCGGTAAATTGGCCCACGCCGCCCACTTCGTGATATACTGAATAGGACGTTTTGGGTGTCGCGCCCACCATCGTTACTCTCCTTCACACCAACGCACCAAGCCCCGCTACGACGTAAAAAACGTAGCGGGGCTTGGTGCAGTTATTTAGCAATGACCCAGTCTCTTGACAAAGCGATAAGCAAGAACCGAGCCGTTGGCTTGACTTCATTATAGCATAGAAAAACTCATGCCAAATTGGTGTCAAATTGCTCATAAAACTACTTGACACGTCAAATAGTTGTGGTATACTAAGGTCAGTTAGGAAGCAGTAGCACAGAAAGCGACACCACAATGAAGTTCCAAGTAAGCCAATTCGGAATCGTGAACCCCTTCTTCGCCAAGACCGTCATCGTCGAAGCCAAGGACGCAGTCAACGCCGCCAAGTTGATTCTTGAGCAAACCCCGTATAGCACCAAAGTCAACGCCAAGAAGGCTCCAAAGCGTGGCGAAAACGTCTACGGTGTCGGCTCAACTGACTGCCGCGAATGGCAACGGGTCTTCGTGCAAGTCACCCAAATCGTCGAAGACACCGCTCCAGTCATCATGATGCCCATCGGCTGGTAAGCCCACCACACGGTCACCACGGCGCTTCACAGTGAGGCGCCGATGACATACAGAGAAAGCGAAGAACCATGCACAGCGATCACCCCGACATTACCCAGTTCGACACGCCGCTCGAGACCGCAGCCAAGAGCATTGCCATGGCGGCGTACATGATGGAGCAAGCCAAAGCCAAAGGCAAGGACACCGAAGTCAAGCGCCTCATGGCACAGATTGACCGCTTGGAACTCGCCGTCGCCAAGTACCTCGACAGTCACCGCGAAGGGGCAAAGTAATGCCAGCAGCACAACACCACGCCTACTTTACTGATTTATTTATCTTGGGCGACGGAGTGACCGTCGAGTTTATCTACACCAAGCTCAGCGGGAACCGTTGGGCGGTACGTGCCAGCCTCATCGCTGGCATGACCAACGCCGAATTCTACGCCACCACCGACGAGAACCCCGAGTCGCTCGAGGAGCTCATCGCCACCCATCGCTTCGCCGTGTCGCACATCGTACAGGGCTGGGCAAACGCAATTATGCCGAAGGAGAAAAAGTAATGACTGAGTTAGACTTCGACCGCGCCAAGTTCGACCGTGAAGCCGCTGCGCTCTTGCTCCGTGATTACTTTGAAATGAAGTCGGAACTCGAAGCGCACGAAGCCCAAGTCGACGACCTGCGGCGCAACCTGCAGATACTCGTGAAAGCGCTTGGCGGTTCGTTCAAGGTCGACCACGTCGGCACTGCGCTGATTACGCCGCCGTCAACGTCGCACAGCTACGACACCAAAGCAATCGACGCAATCAAAGACAAAGCACTGCAGGACGGCGACGTCCACACCGCCAAAGCCATTGCCGATGCCCGCAAAGAGACGACGCGCAAAGAGACGTTAAGAATTACGGGGGCGAAGTAGCATGAGCACCATCATTGTCGGGCTGTGTATCACGGCGATGGTCATGGGTGCCAGCGTCACCATCGTGCGGTGCTGGGTGTGGTACGAGCAGAAGATGGCGGACTGGCATCACAAGATGATGCAAGAGTCCTTCGCAGACGGCTGGGACGCCGCCGT